AACAAATTGACAAACTTGAGGTTGAACACGCACAGCTTGTTAAAGACATGCCTGAAGTTCAATTTAAAAACAAAGCTGCTCCTACTCACGAAGAGTGGCATGACCACGTTTGGGGTTCTAAAACTCTGGGTGAAGCAATTGATAAAACGTTAGCCACTAAAGGTTTAGGTGGGGTTGGTCAACGCATACTAGCTAAAGCTCTTAGACAGTCTGACTTTATTAGCAGTGCTAAATTAGAACTGACTAGTGACGTTCTTAAATACACAGACAAAAGTGGCAAAGAAAAGAAAGCGTTAGGTCTTTACTATGGTGGCTCAGAACATCGTGTTCAACTTGGTAAAAACAGTAGCATCACAGAGCTTCTTCATGAAGCTATGCACGCTGGTACTCAAAAATTATTGTTGGATAAAACATCTCCTGCTGCTATTGAGATGCACAAGTTGTTTGATAAATACCAACAAGATCACATTATCAAGTACGAAGAAAAGTTACAGCAATTTAAAGAAGACAATCCTAACGCAACACTAGATGATCTAAACAAATTTAGAGAAGAAAATGATCCATACGGATTTGAAAACGTAGATGAGTTTGTTGCTGAAGCTTTTACAGATAAAAAGTTTCAAGAACTTTTAAGCGGTTTAAATGTTCGTGAAAGAACTGGTGGCGTTATTAGTAACATGTGGGACAGCTTTAAAGAAGTTGTTCGTTTAAACCTGGGTGTTCCTGAGACTGCTCGTTCTGCTTTTGATGATGTTATTGAGCATGGATCAACTCTTATTGAAGAGTCAAAAGGATTTAAACGAGATGTTAATGGAAACATTGTTATCTCTCCATCACGTTTATCTAAAGAAGTTCACGATGAACTAGAACGTGAAGGCATTCCTATTGCTCACACTAGTCCTTACAAGTTTGGAATGTTTGACTGGGTTAAACATGCTCTTTCAGGTGAAGGAGCTATGGCTTTTGGTGCTGGTACTTATGGCTCTCAAAAAGATAGTACAAACAAATACTATGTTGAGATGGCTAAGCAAAAGGCTCTTGATAAATACCTAGAGTCACCAGAAGGTAAAGCTGACAAAGCTGAATTAAAAGCTATTGAATTTGCAGTTTTTGAAGCTAATGAAAAAGTAGGTAATCTTAACGATCAATTAAAAAGAATTGATCGAGACAAAGGTCTTTTGCGTGATGAATTAGTTGATCCAGAAAGCGGCATTAAAGATACTGCTAAAAAAGCAATTCAAGAATTAGAAGCATTAGAAACACAACTTAACAATGAATATGAGTTATTAAGTAAAGATGCTTTAATAGAAGAAGTTAACTATGAATTTACTAGGGAAAGATTAGCAGAAAAAGTAAAAGTTCCTACTTACCACTCTTCTATCAAAGCTACGTCTGATGAATTGCTTGATTGGGATAGCAATCAACAATCTGAACTTGTTAACAATGCGTTTAAAACTTTAGGAATTAAGCCTGCTAATAACATTGATACAGCAACTGAGTTAAAAATTAATCAAGCATTAAAAGATGAGTGGTACGGAAATCTAAAAAAAGATGGGCGTGTAGGTGTAACTGTATTGGGTCGAGATTACGTTGTAGAAGTTGCTAAGACAAAGAATTTTCCTAAGGGCACTTTAGTTGTTCACGGAACAGGAGAAATTGTAAGTTCTTTTGAACAAGCTAAAAAATCTGTTTTAGAAATGATTTATGCAGATCAAGGTTACACTAAAAAAACAGGTAAACAACTTTACTCTGAACTGTCTAAAAAATTTGAACCACAAGATGCTGTTACTAGAAACTTAATTACTGACAGAGAAGCACAGCAAATTGGTAATGCTAAGGCATCTATTGCTTTGGCTGAACAAGGTGTTGTAGGCAACGTACATGATGCCCAAGGTGGAACTGAACAAACATTCCGCAATTATGTTGTGTTTGACGATAATCGTATTACACAAAACTTTGTTGTACTTGCTTCTAAAGAAAAGAAACCTACACCTAGCTCAACTGGTGAGCCTGTTGAAACACCCAGTACTTCTGTTAAAAGCATGTTGGAAAAAGACAAAACTGCTGTTGACAGAACTAAAACTGATCCTCGTGAAGTTAAAGATTTAGCAGAGTTTAAAGAAATTGCTACAGACATCTATGAAAAGCATGGTCCTGTAGAAGCTGTTAAATTTTATGAGGCATACAAGGCTTATGAAAAAACTAAACTTGAGCCTATTAAAACTACAGAAAACTTTGTAGGAACATACTTACATCAAAAAGTTGCTACTGAACGTATTGTCCACAACAATGCAGCAGACATTAAAGAAATGGCTGGTAAGGAAGTTGATCTTGAAAAACTTACTTATGACATAGACAAGGGTGTTACTTTAACTGGTAAAGCTAAAGAGATTGCTGACAAGTTTAGATCGTTGATGGATGATCTGGGTAAACGTGCATTAGAAAATGATGTCATTAAAGGTTGGCATGAAAACTATGTTGCTCGTAATGTAGTAACTGAAGGCACTGCTCCTCCTAATGCTGTTAAAGAATTAATGGGTGAGTTGTTTGGATATGGTGGTAAACCTGCTGACCCTAAGAGTGTTACTAAATATGGTGAACAACGTAAACTTAAAACAAGGGAAGACCTTGTACGCCATCTTGATGGTATCAACTCTTGGTTAGAAAAGAATGGTGCTGACTACCGCTTTAAACTTAAGTCAGATAACTTAGCTGAAATTTATAAAGACTATGCACTAGCTGTTGAAAAAACAATTGAGAACAAAAAGCTAGTTGACAATCTTACACACGTTAAAAATGCTGAAGGTGAATCTTTAATTCGTCCTATTACTGCTGAACAACCTTTGCCTTATGGTTGGAAAGTAATGGACAACGGAGAACTTTCTGGATATGCCGTACATCAAGATTTAGTGCCGTACTTAAAGTTTGTATTTGATGCTGGTCCTGGTAAATTGATGCAAGCACTGGGTGCTATCTCTCAGTTTGTCAAACGCTTTAACGTCATTGGTTCTTTCTTCCACGCCAAATCTTTAATGGAAGCACAGTCTAGTGCTCAAATTCCAATCTGGTCCCCTCTTAAAGAAGGTATTGTTTTACCTATTGCTGAAAAAATAATTAAAGGAGCTACAGGCAAAGAGCTTCAACTCTCTGCTATTTCTAAAGCTGTTGAACAATTTAGAAGGGGTGGAGCTGGAGATAACGTAGACACTTGGATTAAGACAGGCTTAGGTTTTGAATTGCCTGAAGATGTTTCTAGGAACATTTTAGCTACTGTTGGTAAATTTACAGACTCAATGATTAGTAAATATGGTCCTAAGACTCGTGCGCTAGAGTCTTCTATGACTACTGTTGAAAAATACACGTTACAACAGTTTGATAAATATACCTGGGACTATTTACATACGGGTCTTAAACTAGTTGTTGCTGATGCGTACTTAGATAGAGCACGTATGGATGCAGCTAAAGCTGGCAGACCTTTTGATGAAATGACTTCTCGTAGAGAAATTGCTAAGTTTGTTAACAATAGCTTTGGTGGTTTAAATTGGTATCAAGTTGCTGTACAGACTCAAAATGAATTTGCTAAACGTATGGCATTAGCAGCTTATAGTCCTGCTGGTCGTAGAGCTTTGCAAGTGTTATTGTTTGCTCCTGATTGGACACTCTCCACTATTAGGGCGTTTACTGCTGCTCTTCCCAAAGGTTTGAATCCAACTAAATGGAGTCCTATTGAAGGTGTTAAGGGCATGATGTCTCCTGCAACTGAAGCAGATTACGCTAGGTTGTATCAGTTTAAAACTGCTCTAACAGTTCTTACGCTTATCAATGGAATAAACTTGATAACAGCAGGTCGTCCTATTTGGGAAAACAAGGACCCGACACGTATTGAGTACCCTGATGGTACATCTATGCAAGCTATGAAGCACGCTATGGAACCCTATCACTGGATTGCAGACCCCACTAAAACCCTGTCTAACAAGTTAGGGTTTGTACCTAAAGCAACTGTTATTGCTCTTGCTGGTACTGAGTACGCAAGTCCTAACGCTCCTAAACTTATTGATCGTAGTGCTTATGGTCGAGGTAAAGCTATTGTTAAAGGTATGGCTCCTTTCCAAGTATCAGCAGCTATTGAAGCTCCTGAAGGTGAGGGTGCTAAACGTGCGTTACTAGGAACAATTGGCTTACCTTTGTATGGCGCTACAGCAGAACAAAATAAACTTCGTAGAGCTGAAAAAGAAGTTGCTACTAAAGAACAAGCTTGGGAATACCGAGACAAAGAAATTAAAGCAGGTAGGATGCCTTGGACTTCTAAACATGACAAAGAAAAAAAATCTTTGGATAAACAACGAAAAGAGCTTGATAAAAAAGCTGGAAAAGAATAAATGTTATGGCAAATAGACCTGTTGCACCTATTCCCCAGGATAAGATTGGGGAAAGCTTTGTCTGGAGAGATTGGTTTCAGAAACTAAGTGATACAGTTTATGGAACTATGTCATCTCAAAATGCTGCTAATGTAAACATTACTGGCGGGACTATCAGCAACATCAACTTCTCTGGTGTTGCTATTACAAAGAGCACAGTAGACAGTACTCCTATTGGTAACAGCAGTGCTTCTACAGGTCGCTTTACTTCTTTAAAGTTAGACACAGCTTTAGCTGTTGCTTATGGTGGTACAGGTGTTAAGACTGCTGCTGCTAATTATATATTTGCTGGTCCCACTGCTGGTGCAGCGGCTGCTCCTGGGTTTCGTGCTCTTGTTGCTGCTGATATTCCTGCTTTACCTTACACTACATCTACTGCTCCAGTTACGTACACTGCTAACTTTAGTGTTGCTGCAACTGATGTCTGGGTTATTAATAACAAATCAGGTTCTACATGTACAGCTACATTACCTACAGCATCTACTAACACAGGTCGAGTACTATATTTTCAAAACTATCAAGCTCAAACACTAGTGTCAGCTTCTAGTAATGTGGTTCCTCTTGTAGGTGGAGCTGCTAGTACAGCTATTCTTGCTGCTGTAGCTGGTGCTAGTAGTACTCTTGTTTCTGATGGAACAAATTGGATAATGACTCAATATGTTTCTAATAACTCTTTGTTGTTAGAATAATGAATGCGTTGGTTTTTGCTCTTATTTATTCCAATTTTTTTGGGAGCAAACACCTCATGCAATGTTGGTGAGTTTAAGATACTTGCACTGACTACGCATGACCCAAGCAAGCGCAAAGAAGTAACGCTAGTCTGGTTGAAGAAGAACGCCAATCAATGCTCACGAGAGCAATTGACGCAGCTCTACAATCACTTTGGGGAATGGCTAGGGGCGGCAGACAACTTTGAGATCAGAGGGTTGATCCATGACTACTACAAGCCAGAAAAATGATTGATGCAGTCCGTTGGTATCCGATCTTGCCGGTGGTTGGCTACCCGACAAAAGCAGACCTTGTTGAGCAAAAGATGGAGAAGCACAGTTTAGAACAATGCAATCTGGCAAAGTCAGCGATGGCAGAACACAAACTTCATGTGCTGGAGTTTGAGTTGTATGTCAAACGGGCAGACCAAGCCAAACTAAGATTAGAGATATTCCAAAACAGAAAGGTAGATTTATTATGTTAGGACTAGACGCAATCCTTAATATCGGCGGTAAGTTGATTGAGAAACTTATACCAGACCCTGCTGCTCAAGCCAAGGCTCAACTTGAACTTGCTACGCTGGCGCAAAGTGGTGAGCTAACTAAATTAGCGAACGAGACTGAACTCTACAAGACTGAACAAAACAATCTTACACAGCGTGTTCAAGCAGATATGGCATCTGACTCTTGGCTTTCTAAAAATATACGTCCTATGACGCTTATATTCATTCTAGTGGCCTATTCTGGCTTTGCCATTGCTTCTATCTTTGAATTAGAGACTCGTGGTGCTTACGTTGAGTTGCTAGGTCAATGGGGTATGCTTGTTATGAGTTTTTATTTTGGTGGTAGAACAATGGAAAAGATTGCTGATAAGGTGAAGAAATGAATCTTACTGAACACTTTACGCTTGAAGAGTTAACACACACCGATCATCGTGAGTTTGACAACACTCCAAATGATGCCGAACTTGAAAACCTTAAAAGATTGGCTGAGTTCCTTGAAGAAGTCAAATCTGCATTGGGAGGAAGACCAGTTATGGTTAACTCAGCTTTTCGCAGCAAGCAAGTCAATGATGCGGTTGGTAGTTCTGACAAGTCTCAGCATAGGCTTGCTACTGCTGTGGACTTCCGAGTACCTCAACTAACACCTGATGAAGTAGTTAAGACCATCATTGCATCAGGTCTTGCCTACGATCAAATCATTAGGGAGTTTGATAGGTGGACACACGTAAGTATTCCTAATACTCCTAGTGCTGAACCTAGAAAACAAGCGTTGATTATTGATAAACAAGGTACTCGACTGTACGTTTAAACAGTAGTGCGGTATTGTTTAAGTTGTCCACCAGTTGTTCTTAGTATCCAGCACGGCTGACACATCCACTTATGTCCTAAATCTATTCCCCCTTCTGGGGGTTTAGTTGTGTCGCATTTGTAGCAAAGCTTTAGTTTGTGAAGTGGTTGTTGTTTATGAGCAAATCCTAGTGGATACATGTTTAGCTTTCTTAGGGTTAGGGATGTTATCAGGAACATTTACACACATCCACACTGATGCAAATTGTCCACGTTTAGCGGGTTTCCACCTGTCTATGTAGATACCCCAAACATTAGGCATAGTCTTTTGTAGACTCTTGTCTGGTGCTTGCAGCAGTTGTTCTAGCTGTTTAATTGTTAACCCATCTTCTGCTACTAATAACAACTCTCTGATTTTTGCATGTCTAGATAGTCTCACTGTGTCTCCTTAATAAAGGTTCCCTGGGGTGTTAAATAACCCTTGCGATCTTTTATTTCTTCATAAGCTCCTGCTAAACAATCAACTAGATTAATGTCCAATATGGCACACACCATAAGTAGTGTCACAACAATATCTCCTACTGCATCTTTGCAATCATCAAGATTATTTCTATTGATGGCATCTAACAACTCTGCCGTTTCTTCTAGTGTTTTGATGGCTTGAGATATAGGTGTTCCATTCTGCACAATACCTCTAGCTTCTCCCCACCTAATAACTTTTAACTCATAATAGCTATAACTCATTGTTTTAAGTTCCTTTTAAGTTTCCTATATTTTGCCCAAGTAGCATTCTGGGTTCGCTTGAAACCTTCCAAATGCAATTGTTTGTAAGCCTCTGACCTGTTTTTAGCATTCAGAACAATATGCTCCTCTATGCAACTCCAAAACTCTATTTTCGGGCGGGGCATTCTCGGCCTTGGTTGCAATGATTTGTGCATGGCGGGCAGACATTCTTATGGTGCTGGATGTCGGCTGCTGACGCATCTCGGTCAATGAATTCGTCATCGCTAAACCAAGTCCTCAAGATCAGCCGCTTTCTCCAGCCGGTCACTGCTTTGATTGCATCAAAGGCTTCGTCTTCGTCTGATTTCATTTTTGCTCCTTAATTTTGCAAACAAGCCAGTTAATAAACATTTGAATTGCTACGCCCAACATAATCAAACAAAAATCACGAATCATTTGTTGCTCCTTGCTCGGATGGCTAATGCCGCCAACTTTGTTACTTCAGATGCATATTCAGGATGTACTGCCAACACATCACACACCTTTGCACACGCCTCACGCTCACGCTCTGCTATTTGCCATTCAAGTTGGTCAAGCAAATCAACAATAGAATCTCCATGACCAGTAGCAAAACCTCTATCCATAATCCAGTTAGCCACCACCTCACGCTCATGCTGTGCTACAAGGTTGGCAAAGCGTTTTAATTCGCTTGAGCAAAGGTCAAGGTTTACAAATTCAGCCCGTCTAGTCATCTCAATGATTTCATCTTGTGTCATGTGTTCTTCTCCTTTAGTTTGGCTTCAATGGCTCGGGCATATTTTTCTACAGAATAAAACCCTGCTACGCTTTTTAAATCAATGTAAATTTGCATCATTTCCTCATCCGTCAGCCCAACCCATGTGCGCTGTGGTGGGGTGGTGTAAAGCGGTAAAGCCCGTTGACCTTCTTGAATGTCGGTCGGGTTGTCGGTCACATAAACAGACTGCCCATCTTTCGTGTAAATCATCCACGCCACAGGCTCTTGCTCTGGTTGTGCTTTGCACTTGTCGCACTGACAAACAACATGCAGTGGGCCTTCTACTTTCATTGATGGCTCATCCTTCGCTTCTAGTGCGGCTTTAATAGCGTCTCTTGCTTCAATCCAAGGTAACACTGGCGCACCTTTGTGATTAGCCAATACACTATCCAACGCCTCCAAAGCAAGGCGTAATGCTTCGTCTTTGGTCATGTGTTCTTCTTCTTAAGGTATGTGTTTCATAATGTATTCAGTCCAATGCTTAGTGTCTGAGAACACACAAGCATCTAGCCCACTCTTAGCTGCCCAATCTAAATAAGTAGTCCTACTTTTCTTAGACAACCCCTGGTTGCGTTGCAGCACATAGAGTATGCTAATGTGTGGGTGCTGTTGTTTGATAAGCACAGCCTTCTTTCTATCTGCTCCTGTCCATAGACCTTTAGTCTCTATGTAAATGTTCTCAGTAACAGTGAAGTCAGGCGTATACGTGTGATTGCTTGCAGGTATAACGTACTTGATCTTGTCCATTTCATACGGGAGTTTCCACCCATGAGACTCACAAGCAGCTTGGAACTTAATCTCCAAGCCGCTACGATACCCTGAAGGGTTATGTCGTTTAGGTCTTGGCATTACGAGTAGCTCTTACTTGCATAAATGCTTCTGCCCAATTAAAAGCAGACTCAACTACTTTTGTAGCAGTAGTCTCTCCATCTCCAATCATTGTTAATACAGCATCTTTAGTTGCCAGCTCTGTAAGTATTGCTATAGCCACATACTCTTTCATAGTCATGTGCTGCATGTTGATGTCTTTGGTAGTCATACAAATTCCTCATGATCTATTGCTTGGTAAGTAGCGTCTTCGCCATAATCTTTTACAGCAAAGTGAAGAGCTTTTTCTACTGCTTCATCTTGATCTTCTGCTTCTACTGTGTACGTGATGTACGTCACACGTTCTATTTCTATTTCGTACTTTGTCATTGTTGTTCCTGTTGTTGTGTTGCTTCCTCGCCTTGGGGCGAGTCAGTTGCTGTGGGTGGTTGCCAACTGTCGTTGGGCTTTTGCCAGATGTATAGCAGTTGTAGATTCAAATGGTAACGTTCATCATCGTTATAGAGTTCACGGCACTTCTCGTACCACTCTTCTTCAGTAAAAAGCTCTGCTAAAGCTTTACCTGCTTTTACTGGTCCAATGCCAGCTACCCCGATAATGTTGTCGCTCTTATCACCAATCAGACTCTGAAGATAAAGAAACTTCTTACCTTGTTCTGTATCTACTTCTTGTGCTTCTTTCTTAACAAAGTTATAGTGTCTACCTGGAATCTGTAATAAATCTTTGTCTATACTGCAGATAACTGTAGTACCACCTTCTTTGTCTTGGTCAATACCCAGTTGGTCATCAGCTTCCCATCCATTGCAGATGATTGCTTTGTGCTGTGTTACTAGGAACTCTCGTACTGCTTGCCAATGTTCTGGTTTTTCTTCTGGTCTATGTGCTTTGTAGGTAGGTGTTAGCTCTCTACGAAAGTTATTAGACCCTGTTAAATACACTTGGTAATCTGTAGCTCCAGTCTCTTCTAGTATGTCTTGGATCATCTTGTCAGCTCTTGCTAGAGCTACCCAAGTTTCTTCTCCAATAGCACTACAAGCACCCCTGAATACTATGATGTCACCATCAATCAATGCTCTCATAAACTATCTCCTATCTTGATATCAAAAAAAGTAAGGACCTCGATTTAGTCGTTTTATACACAAATAAATGTATACGTGTATAGGAAAACCAGAAAAATATACACATGACATCCTCGAATGCTGGCTTAACAGCCCTTACAAAACCCACCAAGGCAACTACACTAGGGGATTAGTACTATCTTCCTCAATAGCTTCCATCATGTCAATATCACCTGCAGTGTAAGCTTCAAACTTACGAGCAAGCTTAATAACAAAATCTAGGTTCTCTACTTCTAACTCAAATGGTTTACCACCACGAGCTGCTACATACAAATCAGTGGCACGAGCTAATGCGTTCTGACGAACAATAGCTCTATCACCATGCAATGCAGGAATAGGAAATACCTTGTCTTTGTAACCACCAAACGTTTTAGCTTGAGGAGCTGCTGCACTAACTGTGCTACTAGTAACACCACCAGGAGCAACACCTACACCTCTGCGTAGAATAGTTACTGCTTTTGTCTCTGCGCCATAAGTACCTGTGTTTTCATCAAACTCTACTTGATCGCCAACGTTTGCGTTGTGATTCTTAAATCCGCACTTAACCCAACCACCATTGATCTTGATGGAGTAAGTTGGTTTAGTACCAAATTTAGTTGTCACATCTTTTGTAGAAACTGCTTCTACGATACCTGTTGTCATTGTCATACGATTTCTTTCATATCAAACCAATTAATACCAACTGATGCTCCTGCATTGAGCTTGAGAGCCAGTGGCTTCTTAAATATATCCTCAAAGTACTTGTGTGTGTTCTTCAGTATTTCTGTAATCTCCTTTATAAAACTTGGAACCGAATCTAACTCTACATCAAACATTAGAGAATCGTGAATGGTGTTAACCATCTTGACATCATCTCTATTTTTTAACTTTCTAAAGATAATGCCCAACATCATTGGAACAATATCACCAGTAGCTAAACCTTGTATAGGATAATTCTTTAATTCAGTTGGACTGAAATTGTAAGTCCTTGAAGACCACGAACTATCGCTATAGTATTCTTTAAAGCAAAATTTACGCCCAGTTTCTGTGAATAAAATGTATGTCTTAACCTTCTCCCTAAAGCCATCATCATCAAATTCATACGTAGACTTAGCTTCAACTTCTTCTGCAAAGTTCTTATGCCAATCAGCTACACCTGCATAGCGAGTGTAGAACACATCAACAAACTTCTTAGCCTCATCAATGCTACAGCCAGCTTGTTTGCTGATAGCTTTAGCACCTGCACCATAGATCAACTGGAACGTCCTAGCTTTGAATGGTTTACGCTCTTCTTTAGTTGGATATTTTCCAAACATATCTTTGTACAGCTCAGAATGAATGTCTTTGCCCGATGAGATGTCATGTATTAGTTGCAAGTCTTTAGTAACGTGAGCAAGAGCAACAACCTCAAGCTGGTTAAAGTCAACCTCCACAATACAACCATCTTTAAACCTTGATGTAAAGATTTGTTTAATTGGATTATTACTGATGTTTTGCAAATTAGGATTAGTTGAAGACAAACGACCTGTAACAGTTGCTGTGTGATTTAACTTGCCATGAATAAAGTCTCCTATGATGTGCTTACTCAAACCTTGCACATACGTAGAAAGTTGCTTTGACAACTCACGATACTTTAGCAATGCGTTGATAATTGCAATTGCTCTAACATCAAACGTATGCTTTAACATATCATTAAGCACAGTATCATCTACTGACACCTGACCTGTCTTAGCAGATACTTTATCTGGGTCTGGTGTGTAACGAATGAATGGTTCTATTTTGATCTTCTTCTCAACAAGTTTGTATTTGGTGTTGCCATTCTTGTAGACACCGACTTCTTCTTTGACTTTTACTTTCTTAGTACCGCCAAAGAAAAACTGTGACCATTGCTTAGGACTGTTGATGTCTTCAATCAAATGGCCTTCAGCTAACTCTTGCAAGTCAAGCCTCACTTCAACATACTTGCTTACAACCTCAACTGTGTACTCATCAAGCTTTGCTTTATCAATATGCAAGCCGTTGTATTGCATCTCTGTAGTTGCATGGAGGGCTTCCATCTGAGTTTCAATCAGTGTCAGTTGTCCAGCTTCAA